AAATAAGCATCAAGAGCGCGCCCGTTAGACCATGCGCTCCACCCCTCAAACTATTTACATGTACAATTTATAATTTGCCTCAGCGTAAGTGCCTTGACTCCTCCAACCATGTGCATTCCTCCTTTGGTTTGCACACGCCTGAATTGGTTTGAAAACAGCAACTAATGAAAAGCGTTGTAGATCGCGCCCCCAATCTTCGACCCAAGGCTCAAGACCGCACCCGCTGCCTTCGCATACGGGTTTGGAGCGGCCAAAAGAGCGCCTCCGACTGTTTCAGCTACACCCTGAACCTCCGTGACCCACCCTGATGTGTTGTGCGCTGCGTATTGCTCGACCAAAGCCGGTTGGCTCGGCATCTTGTCATTGCCCCGAAAGGCAATCTGAGGAACTGCTGGATGTCGGGAATCAAGTTGAGCATCATTGTGCGACCGGTACGCTCCGATGACGGCGCTGACGCCACCGTCGTCGGCCTCGTTGTACGATTTGCCACGTATAGCTGAGCCAATGAACTCCCAATTTTCATACGCCTCGAAATCAAAGTTTTGACCAGCTGCCGCTGCTTCAACTGCAAATCCAAGATACATATTCGGCTGGGCCGACACTCCTGTGCCGCTTGTGGTACCAGTGACTGTATTGTTTGAGTTGAGGGGAAGGAAATCGTATTCGCCAGGGGTGACCGGACCCGACGTGCTAATTGAGACCCAGTTCTCAGTTACTGGAAACTCATGCCCGTTCTGATATGCTAAGAGTTGCGAGAGACTTTGTCCTGCCAACCCTGCATGGTCTGGCTCCTCCAAGGCGACGATCCGCCCACCACGGTTCAGCTCTGTTCCTTTGTATCGAATGCGCAATCCTGCAGAGACAAGGCGGGCTTGGATGCCCGCCGCAACGTTCACATCTGAGTTGTTCGCGAGTTGGGTAACACCAGTTGTACCAGTGTTGTATTGAAAGGTCGTTCCGGCATATGTGCCGATTGAGTAGGCCACGCTTGCAGACATGTTCGCACCGCCAGGAACAGTACCATTGCCGTAAGGACACGGACCCAGGAAAACAAACCCAAAATTTGAGGCAGCCGTACCTGTGGTCATGGTACCTTTGGTCCACATGCGCACCTTTCGGGATTGCACAGATGGAGTGACGGGCATGCACGCATCGGGCGGCCCTTCAAAGGGGTCCGCCAAGGACGCTGCGAACTTGCTCGTACACATGCCTAGATGGAATCTGTTCTTGATCTGGCCTGGGCCGTTCTTCGGCTTTGGTTGTTTCTTCTGCGGTTTCTGTTTGCGCGGCTTGGCAGACTGTCTCATCTGCTTAGCTTGCTTTGCTGTTACTAACATTGTGATAGACACGGGATACCTCATCACAAGGAGGGACTGTTCATCATCGCATACCACTGGCTGGGCCCACCCGTGCAGTCTCTTGACATTCCGCCCATGTGGGCTTAGTACTTTATCAGTTTTGGGTGGTGAGTGCGAGACCCCGTTTCTACAAAGGTAACCCCGACGTGCAGCTACTGCGGTACACCACTGAGGTAGGGTTGGTGTTTTCCGACAGTTCCAGTACTGCATCAGACACGGGGGGGAGATTGCGATAGTGCTCCTCAATAAGACGCTGGCTTGTTCCGTCAATTTTGAAGGCCTTCCAGAATGATACCCTGGCTTCATCGCACGGCGATTGGAATGTTCGATTCATACCCTCTGCAAGACGGGCCATTCCAGTTTCCAGCGCCGCGTGGCTGGACACCGTAGTGATCCCGGGACCTTGCTTCTCCATCCAGTGATAGAACTCACAAAAGATGGGAAGGTTCCCGGCCAAGC